GCTGCACTTAACCTTGCAGTAGCTGGAGAATGTTATCTAGTTCAGATGCCAGCTAAGCCATCACAGAGATTGCCAGAGTCTTGGGACATTCGTTCTGTTGATGAAGTAACAACTGATCCTCGTGGCGGTTTTAATGTTATTGGTCGTCGTGAACAGTCCACTACAACACAAGGCGGAACTGGTCAATCATCTAAATTAGGTAAAGATGCATTTGTTGGACGTATCTGGCGTTCACATCCTCGTTTTTCTGACGAAGCAGATTCATCACTTCGTGGTTTGTTAGATCTCTGCGCTGAACTTCTTCTCCTCAACAGAACATTCCGTGCAACTGCACGTTCACGTCTGAATGCAGGTGCTCTTTACTTGCCAGACGGACTTTCTGTTGCTTCACAAGGCGATGGAGATTTCCCTTACGACTCAGAAGATGGCATTGGTCCAAACTTTACTGCTGAAGAAGCAGAAGATGAGTTCGAAGAGCAATTGATGGATGCTATGACTACTCCAATTCGTGATGAAGAGTCTGCTTCCGCTGTTGTTCCACTTATTATTCGTGGTCCTGCAGAACTTGGCGACAAGATTAAGCAGTTTAAGTTCGAGCGTTCATTTGACCCAGCGCTTGCAGAGCGTTCAGATCGTGTACTAGAGCGTATCTTGCAGGGACTTGATGTTCCAAAGGATGTTGTAACAGGTCTTGCAAATGTTAAGTACTCAAACGCAATGCAGATTGATGAATCACTCTACAAAGCACACATCGAGCCACTTATGTTGCTCATTGCAGATGCTCTAACAGTTGTTTATCTTCGTCCATACCTTATTGCAAATGGATATGAAGAAGCACAAGTAAATCGCATCGTCGTTTGGTATGACCCATCAGCAATTGCAACCCGTAATGACCGTGCAACAGATGCTGACGCAGGATTTGACCGTATGGCAGTCTCTGCAAACACATGGCGTCGTGCTCACGGCTTCTCAGATGCAGACGCACCAACTCCAAAGGAACTTTCAATCAGACTTCTACAAGAGCGTGGTGTATTTACTCCAGAATTTACAGAAGCAATGCTTTCAGCTCTTGCTCCAGAAGTTATTAACACAGTTCGTTCACAGCAACAGCAATCTTCAGTCGCTCCAATCCCACCTGAGCTGCAAGCAGCACTAGATGCAGCAAGTGAAGGTGCAGAAGCTGCAGGAATTGCTACAGAAGCCCCAGCAGAAGGGCAAGAGCAGTAATGTCTGACGAATCAATCGACAAAGTAGTTACTTCACTTGTATCTGCAGGAGATCCTTGCTGGGAAGGCTATAAGCAAGTTGGTATGAAGAAAGGCAAAGACGGAAAAATGGTTCCTAACTGTGTTCCTGTTGATGCTTCAGATGATTCAGAGTTTGCAGCAAAGAAAAAGCGAACAATTTCTCAAACTCCTGCTCCTAAAAAGGATCAGATTAAGGGTTCCAGCAAAAACAAAAAGGGATCTGCATCAGGAACTCGTAAAGTTAAGTTTTCTGCAGCAGTAGAGAAGTCTTTGAAGAATAAAGTTGAAACTCACAACGAAAAAGCAGGTAAGGGTCGTCGTGCAACTCTTGGAATGCTTAAAGCTGTCTATCGCAGAGGTGCAGGTGCTTATAGCGTCTCACATCGACCAGGTATGACACGCAACCAGTGGGCTATGGGTCGTGTAAATGCATTTCTAAAATTGTTGAAGTCTGGAAAGCCATCAAACTCTGCATACACAACAGATAATGATTTGCTTCCTTCTGGACATCCACGTTCAACAAAGAAATCAAACTCGATTGCAGCTTCAGCAGGTTTGGTTCCTGAAGAGAGCGATTTAGCAGAAGCGCTAGTCGAGATTGCAGACAAGTATGGAAGATTTAACGAAGATGCCACAGGCATCTGGGCAGGATACACACCTCCAGCAGAAAACGATGTCAGAGGTATCGGAGTCAAATGCTCTAACTGTGTTTTATACATGGGTAATGGCCAGTGCCGAATCATCGAACTTGAAGTCGAAGACGAGGGTAAGTGTCGTTTCGCGGTTATTCCAGATGGCGTCGTTGATGTCGGAGTTCTTGAAGGTGAAAAGCTCGGAAACGAAATCCAATCACCACAAGAACTAGCAAAGCTTGCCAGCGAGTGGAGATACGATCAAGAATTAAATATTGATCTTTTGCCAGAGGAAGAATATTCATCTCCAGAAGAAGCAATCCTTGCTATGGCAGAGTATTCAGGTTTTGGTTATGAAGCAGAGCATGCAGTTCGTGCATCTTGGCTTCGTGGAGTTAGAAATGGAGACAATCCATTCAAAAGAGCTTCACTTCTTGCATCTTTAGGTTATGACAGCTTAGACGCAGACCTTCTTCCAAAGAAGGGAGAAGAAGATGCGGAATAAAATTGTTGTAAGTTCTTACAGAGCATATAGCAGTCGTGAGCAAGCACGTCTTATTCGTCAAGAAGCAAATGTTTTAATTGATAAAGCAAACGAGTTCTCTACAACAAGCCGTAGAGTTAATCGTCGCTCTGCATACAAGGTTCTCGCTCGTTCTTTAGAGAAGACTAGAGGTCTTCCTTTCTCAATTCGTAAGCACCAAGCAATTGCAGAGCTTTCTAACTACATTGCACTTGCTAAGTACAACAAAGTTGTTGGTTTAGAAGCATTCAACACAGACTTGCTTCCAGTATCACACCCACGTTCAACTCGTTTGAACTCTATGACTGCTTCTGCTCTTGCATCAGCTCAGATGCGTTGGGTGTTAGATGATCCACGCATTAAGGATGAAACAGTAAAGAGCCTTTTGGCATCTGCAATGTTCTCTCCTATCGATTCTCCAGAACACAAGTACTCAATGATTCGCCTAGAGAATCTTCCTCAGGGACAAGTTCCTGTTGAAGTTCTTCTAGCTGCTGCAAATCCTTTCGCTGGTAAGAACTCAGCTGCAGCTCGTCGTGCTCGTGAAGCTGTACAGCTTTCTGACCGCTTTGAGCGCTGGATCAATATGGGAAGGTCTTTAGCTAAAAGAGCTACAGATGGTTTCCGTGTTTATGTAAAGAGAAATGATGGATCTACAAAGAGCCTTTCTGGAGAACTACTTAACCAGAACATGTTTGATCCTAACCTTGTTGATATTGAACTAGGTAAAGGAAAAGTTGCAACAGTTCCTACAAAGCTCGGTGAAGGTCTTGAAGCTTTCATTAAAAGCAAAGACTCAGAAGATGGTTACTCTCCAGTAGAGGCTGAGCTTCCTAATGGAGCACAAGCACTTCCAGAAGACAGCATTGTTATTTCAGATGCTCCAAGTATTTATCGTAAAGATGAAGAAATGAAAAATGGAGCTATTAGATATACAGATGACAAGTATGACATCGTTAAATTTAATACTCCTAAAGATGCACAAAAAACAATTGACGAAGGTCAAAAGAGAGCAGCAGAGTTAGATAAGGCAGAGCCAAAGCTTCTTAAAAAGGGCGAGGTAGACCCAGACTCTGGCAGACAATTCTGGAATCCTGACGAGCCAGTCTACGGCGTTTATCGTCGTGGAAAGAACACACCTCTTGCATTTGCTCAGTCTTGGAAAGATGTAAACAACGAAATCCTTCGTGACGAACCAAACCTTGATGAAGATGAAGGTCGTGAATACACACGTCCAGAGCCTCAGACTGCCGATGACAATGTCCCACTTCTTGATCAAGCAGATGACATTTTTAAGCCAACCAAGAAAAAGGCTGATAAAAAGAAAGAAGTTTCTTCATTTCCTTATGAAGTTCCAGATAGAGCTTATGAGTTCAATCCAAACGAAGAATACACTCCAGAATTTGAGTTTGATGATCCAGTAACAATTGCAAACGATCAAATGGCGGAAGAGCTAGAAGACGCACTTCTTACAGCAGTAGAGCCTGTTAGCGATACCGAGAAAGCAACTGGATACGCTCCAATTAGTTTTACAGATGGTCGTGAAGAAGATGTCCCAGCAGAAGCAATTGCCTCAGCAATCCGTGAGCAAGGTGGAGATGCTGAAATGGCTCTTGCACGAGCTTATGACAAGATTGCTGGAAACGATAACAATGAAAAAGCCCTTCTTGAGTCAAGGGGAGAAAAAGACCCTGTACTTGAAGGTGTAGAACCTGTTGAAGATGATGAGCCAATTTCAGAAACAGAGCCAACACCTTCGGACAAAATTATTGAAGATGAAATTCAAAAGCCTACAGAGCCAAAGGCTGAAGCTGAAGATCAAATTGGTGAGGGAGAGCCTCTAGAAGATTTAGAAGATGTATCTGAAGATACATATGTCCCTCCTCTACTTGAAGGTCTTTCAGAAGAAGAGTTAGCAAAATACAAGGAAGATGGAGATTACCGACCATACCTTCCAAAGAACGCAGACATTGATACTCCTGAAGGACTCTACAAGCTAGATCCTAATCCTCCTGAAGGACTCTACAAGCTAGATCCTAATCCAGTAGATCCTCAAGAAAATTACACTCCAAAAGATCTTCAAAACGAAGCTCCTCCAACAACAGCTTTAGATCTATCTGCAAACACAGTTAAAGATTTAACTAGCGAATTGTCTAACGCAATTAATGGAACTGGTGAGCACGGATTAGGTTTTGGAGAAATGCTTACCGAAGATCCTAATGGCGAACTTATAAACTCCCCTGTTCCTGCAGAAGCTTTGCGTGATGCTCTTCAGCTTAAGGGCAAAGACACAGATGCAATTATTGAAAAGATTAATAAGAAGGCTGCGAAGTCAAAGCCAAAAGCTACAGAAGAACCAGCTCCTGCTCCAACTCCAGCTAAACCTTCTATCGAAGGAAAAGATCCTCTTAAGCTTGACGACCCTTTCAAACCAGAGGATTGGATTGAAGCAGACGGTCCTTTTGCTGATCTTCTAAACAGCAACGAAAACTTCACTCGTCTAGAAGGTCTTGGAGACCTTATCGACATTAACAGTCCTTTATCTAGACAGTACAAGGCAAACAGCGATGACCTCAGAGAAGTTACTGGTGGAGACTTTGGGGACGAAGTAGAAGCTATCGACGAGACAGATTACGAAGCAGGTCCTGCGGGTAAGGTCCAGTACGGTCTAAAGATTCTTAACGAAGCTGGCTGGTCTTCACGAGGTAAATATAACAAACTTACAACAACAAAAGGAAAGCTTGCTGCACTTAACGATTCAAAAGCCATCTTAGAAGATGCACTTATTGATCTAAAGACAGATAAAAAAGAAACTTCTGCAATTAACTCTGTTGTGAAGTCTATC